TAACAGAACAATCAGCAATGCCAGAACCAGACGTACAAGATAATCCAGTACTTGGGGCAAGACCATTACAAGTGCTTGGAGCAAGACAAGATGCTCTTAGAGAGTATGAAATTAGAATAGAATTCTTATCAATAGGATGCGTTATTCGAGTAGGATGTAAATCAATTCCTTTCTCAACAGTGAAAGAAGGAATGGAAGCATTAAACGCTTATGTAGCTAATCCATATGAAACTAGAAAGATCTGGGAAGAAAGATTTGAAAAAGAATTATAAAAACTAAAATTAAATTAAGATGAGTAACATTGGAGGAAAGAAAAGAGAAAACACAGGAAATGGTGGAGACTTTAAGAAATTTGTAGGATTATTTGAAGCTAAAGTGATTGCAGTGAATCCAACAGCAGAACAGTTTAAAGATGTTCTAGGTATGGAAATCAAAGAAGATTCTAAAGCTACAGAATATCTAAGCGAGAGAGATGGTAACACTGTACTACGTGTTGACTTTTGGCTTGAAGAAGTTAAGAATCAAGACAAGTTCAAAGTGAGCTTCTTCTTAGAGGACAAGGGAAGAGAGAATAAAGATGGAACTAAACAACAATATATCAATGAGATTGGTATGTGTTCTTGGGCTGATGATCCAAACAACTTGCCTGAATGGTTCTCTAATAGAGACTATCGTCAAGCAAATGTAGGAGAAGAAGATCTTTACAACTTCTTACGCACATGGTTATGCGAATTAGATTATCGTCATGCTGACACCACTCTTACACTAGAATGGAAAAAGCTTATGAAAGGTAATGTACGTGATTTGAAAGACCAAATAGGTGGAGAATGGTGTGGTAATGTTGTAGCTTCTGCTATTGTTATCACTAAAGACAAAGATGGTGAAATTAAAGAATACCAAGGTATTTATAACAGAGCTTTCTTACCAGCTTATTCTTTGAAAAACTTTAGATTGGTTGATTATTCTGATAAAAAGATCATTGCAGGTCTTCAGGCTAAGAAATCAAAAGATCTTAAACCACATGAAAGATTTGTTCTTAATATGACAGGAGAGTATGGTTGTAAAGACTATTACACATTCACAGACTTGAGAGAATACAATCCAGACGATAACTTAGTCGCATCAGACAAAGTTATTTCTGATGATGGTTCTGATTATTAATAACAGTTATTAAATATAGAGCCCTCACAGAAATGTGGGGGTTTTTTATTATGATAAAAGGACAAAGAAAACTTGGATTAACACCTGAGAGTGTTCTTAGTAAAATCTCAGAGTATGATGTATTCATGCGCTATATGCCACACAAGAATTGGAAACTTAATGTTGCTACATTATCTCCATTCAGGAAGGAAGACAATCCTTCATTCATTATTGGCAATAGGTATGGTACATTATTCTTTATAGATTTTGCAGATGGAACCAAACGTGGAAACTGCTTTACATTTGTCAAACTACTACACAACTTAACTACCATAGACCAAGTCTTGAGAATGATTGATCAAGACTTTGGCCTTGGTATATCTACAGGAATAGTGGGAGATTACAAAAGAATCATTAGTGAGTATAAACAACCTGAAGATCTTGGTAAACGATATTCCCTTATTCAAGTAGTTACTAGAAAGTTTACAAACGAAGAATTAGCGTATTGGGCTCAGTATCATCAGAGCATTGATGATTTACGAGCAAACAATGTCTACAGTTTGTCTAAGGTATATCTAAACAAACAACTGTTTTCCATGAAGGATACAGAACTAAGGTTTGGTTATTTATATGATGGACACTGGAAGATATATAGACCATATGCTGAGTCTAGATACAAGTGGGTTCCAAACAATGTTCCAATCACTGCAATGGATGGTAAAGAAGACATTGCAAATTGTGAAGTTGCTTTTATTAATAAGAGCAAGAAAGACTATATGGTGATGAAGAAGTTGTTACCCTGCTGTTGTGCAGTTCAGAATGAAGGAATAGCATGTTTCTCTGAAGAGAATGTAGAATATCTCAAATCTAATTCTCAAAGACAAATCCTATCATTTGATTCTGATCCAACAGGAGTGGCAAACTCTAAACAAATCACTGATCTCTTTGGTTTTGAATATGCAAATGTTCCCAGAAGTTATTTATCTGATGGAATCAAAGATTGGGCAGACCTAGCCAAGGATTATGGCATGAGTACAATAGAAAAAGTATTAAAAAAGAAAAAATTATTATGAGAGATTACGATGATTTTGAAGAAGAAGAAAAATTAGACCTTCTTGAAGAACAGATTAAAGAGAATATTGAATGGTTGTACACTACAGACAATGATGAAGTTGAATGTATTGGTATAGAAAACCTTGAAGGTATTCTTAGTAAATTCTTTGGTAGAAAAATGGACTTAAAACAATAAAACAATGGACGTAAAAACTTATGAATCAGCAAAGAGTATCCTGATTAACGCAGAGATTCCTCAACAAACAAGAACTTACAAACCAGTAAGTCATGAAAGACTAATTGATCTTACTCTTGAGAGTATACATCAATCAGGTTTTGAATTAGCTACAGAATCTTATTCTTCTGCTAGAAATGGTAATGTTGCCAATGGAAAGTTTGCTATTAAGAATGTAGCAGACTCAGAGATGCAATTACAAATTGGGTGGCAAAACTCATATGACAAATCTTTATCCTTAAAGTTTGCAATTGGAACAAAGATCTTTATTTGTTCTAATGGCTGTGTGTCAGGTGATTATGGAGCTTTCAAGAAAAAACACCAAGGAGAAATCCAAGAGTTTACACCACAAGCAATCACTGAATACATCCAGAGAGCAGGAGATGCATTTCAAAGAATGCAGGCAGAACGTGAGACAATGAAATCTATTGATGTAAGCAGAAGAGTTCAGGCTGAATTGATTGGACGTATGATTGTAGAAGAACAATTTATTGAGAGCACACAGTTGAACATCATCAGAAAAGAGTTGGAAAACCCTACACATGATTATGGTGCATCAGGAAGTCTTTGGGAGTTGTATCAGTTTACAACATTCTCTATGAAAGAAGTTCACCCTACGTTGTGGATGGATAATCACATTGATGCTCATAACTTCTTCACTGCTGCTGCTGGTATAGAGGTTACACCATTACGTGCACCTGCTCGTCAACTTCAATTGTTTTAATCATGACTGTAAGAGAGTATTTAAACAGCATCATATTGATGGTTAAGAACAACCCTGAGATTGAAAACTATGAAGTGGTATATGCAAGAGATGATGAAGGTAATCAATACGACAAAGTGATATTCACACCAACGTTAATGCAAATGTCAAACATCAATGATTCAAGAGATTTAGAACAGGTGTACATATCAGAAGACTCTGTTATGTTACCTGGAGAAGATTATAACGCAATATGTATTAACTAATGGAATGGAATAAATTAATAAAATATATTTTTGTATCTTTATAACTTAAAAATTTTAAAGATGAAAACAGGAATTTATTGTATTAAAAACAATGTAACAAATAAAGTTTACATTGGAAAAGCCAAGTCCCTTTCTAGTAGAAAAAGTTCACATAGATGGGCTTTAAGAAACAATAAACATGTAAATGTTTATTTACAACATTCTTGGAACAAGTATGGGGAAGATTCTTTTTGTTTTATAACCATTGAATATTGTAGTGTAGAAGAATTATCAGCCAAAGAACAATATTGGGTGAATTTTTATAATGCAACAAACAGTGAACATGGTTACAATTTAATGATTGTAGGAAGGCAAACTTATGAACATTCTTCAGAAACAAAAGAAAAGATGAGAAATGCTCATCTAGGTAAAAAGAAATCTCATCAACATCGTAAAAATTTAAGGAACAAATCGAAACCTGTTTTGCAATTTGATAAAGATGGAAATTTTATACAAGAATGGAAAGGGGCTAGCTTTATAAAAGAAGAATTAGGATTTAATCCTGGTCACATTAGTTCAGTATGTAATGGTTATAGAAAAAGTTCAAATGGATTTATATGGAAATATAAAAATTAAAAATTAAATTATGCAGTGGAGTAAATTTAAAGACAATTTTCACGAGAGTTGGCATGCTAAGATCAGGCCATTCATCGAAAGTGAAGAGTGTGATAAGATTTATGCATATCTAAAATCTGAGAGTAAGAGGGGCAAAAGTATTGCTCCTCTGTCTCAAAATGTTTGGAGATGCTTTCAAGAAACACCTTTAGATGATCTGAAGGTAGTTCTAATGGGCTTGTGCCCTTATCACTCACTTTACAATGGAAGTCCTGTAGCTGATGGACTTCTTATGGGTTGTACTGTAACAGGAAAACTACAACCAACATTGGACCAATTCTATACAGGTATTGAGAAAGAGATCTACGATGGTCTCTGTCTTGAAGCTGAAAGAGGTCCAGATGTAGACTATCTCTCCAGACAAGGAGTACTTATGCTCAATGCAGCACTAACCACAGAAATCAACAAGGCAGGAAGTCATCTTGACATTTGGGAACCATTCATTAAATTCCTATATGAAGAGATTATTAATCCTACAGGAGTGCCTACAGTATTTCTTGGTAAAGAAGCATCTAAGTATAAGAAGTATTGTGCACCTTTTACGTGGCAGTTTGTCACATCTCATCCAGCTTCTGCTAGTTACAGAAACACACAATGGGATACAGAAGATGTATTCACTAAAGTAAACAAAATCGTTTGGGAAAACAATGCAGACACAATCATGTGGTTGAACATTGATCCCCCATTTTAAAAATTAAAAACATGGAAAATCAAGTAATCGAAATTCAAGATTTACAAGTGGGTGACGAGATAATGATATCTTGTCAGTCAAACTTCAAGTATTTAAAAGTGTTAAGAGCACCAAGGTTGAGTAAAACCAAAGTGCATTGGAGTACAAAACAACCATTGCATGAAAATGTTAGATGTAGTACTAGACAAGAGATAGTAACAACTAATTATGTATGGAATGGCAATCCTTATACAAGAACAAAAAAAGAATGGAAAGTTACACCTGAAGATCACAACTTGACAGTGTCAGTAGATCTTTATGGAAGACAAATTTGGTTAGTAAAAAGAGAAACAATTTAAAACTTAGAACAATGATTTTAGAAAAACAAACAGAAGCAAACATTTTACAACAGGGACAATCACAAGATTCCATTGGAATGTCGCTAGACTTAGATTCTGCACAAATCTTGATGCAGATGTTAAGTAAGAATCTCTATTCAGATTCTATTGGCTCAACTATTAGAGAATGCGCAAGTAATGCTTTAGATAGTCACAGAAGAGCAGGAGTGGATAAACCTATTATCGTTTCATTTGGAAGAAACTCACAGGACAATTATGAATTCTGTGTAGAGGATTTTGGTATTGGTTTAGATGCTGATGATGTGAAGAACATTATTAGTAAGTATGGTAAGTCTACTAAGCGAGACAGTAACACAGAATTAGGTATGATGGGATTAGGTTTCAAAGCCCCTCTTGCTTATTCTAGTAGTTTCTATTTCATATGTAGAAAAGATGGTGTGGAGCGTAAGTATATGATGTATGAAGGAGAAGACGTAAACACTATTGATCTATTGAGTGAAGAAACAACATCTGAGGGTAATGGTGTGAAGATTATTGTGCCAGTTAAATGGGGTGATAGAAATGATTTTGAAGAGAAAATCAAAACACAACTTGCCTATTTCGAGAGTGTATGGTTTGATGTAGATGGAATTGATAACAATTTCTCTATTCACAGAAATAGCATCTATCAATTCTCTGAACTAGCTCAAGATTCAAGATTACACATCTGTCTAGACAATGTCTATTATCCTCTTGACTTTGATAAGCTTAGTATAAATGCTATCAGAATTCCTGTAGGATTGAGATTCAGTTTGACTGATGGGATATTCCCAACTCCAAACAGAGAGGCTCTTAGATATACACAAGAATCCAAAGGTCTTATCCTTGCAAAGATTGAAGAGTTTGCAGATCATATTGTTACCAAATACAACGAAGGTATCACTAGTAATAGTGACATTCTCTCCATATTTGAGTATTATGGAAATGGTGATCGTTATTTGAATATGATTAGCAAAAGCTTCAACATTAGTGGATTATTACAATATAGCACTCTTCCTATTCTAGAACCTAAATTACAAGGTGTTGAGCTTTTGAACTTGAGAACTCTTCATAAGCACAGAGATTATATCTTGTCAGAATACGAAGTGAACTTCAGTATTCAGAACAGTAAAATGAGAGATGTTAAGAATAATTACTGGAGATCTAGTTTACATGTTACACACGTAGATGACACTCACTATTATGTGTATGAAGATAGAATCAAGGGTAATGTAAAACTTTACATGAAAGATATCTTTGATAAACGATCTGAGTATAAGATTCTTAAAAAGAAGAGATCTCACAAACTTGGTAACTACCATTCTAAGGGATACAATACGTATTACGAGATATTAGAATTGGGAAGATATCCAAAGTCTGAATGGAGAGCACGTATCAAAGAGTTTCAATATGTACAATCTTTATTTACCAGTAAGTTCATCAACGTTGACACTATTGTAATTCCACAAGATTGGTTAGATGCTAAGAAGAAACAGAAAGTTTCTGTTAGGGGAGGTTCTCTTGGTAGAACAGATGCTAATGGTAAACGAATCATTAAACTTCAAGGTGAAGTGGTTAGTAAGATTGGTGAACCATTACAGAAATGGGTAGATGGTAAAAATTGTAAATGGGTTCCAAAGACATTTAAGCTAGAAGAGATTGGTAAACAAAAATGTTTATATGTTTATGCATCTCATGATGAAGCAGCTAAGTTAGATCCTTTGTACAAAGTGTTTGAAAAACAAAGTGCCAAGTTTCTAACATTCTCACCAAGAGAATTAAATGTATTGGACAAAGTAGAAATTCACAATTTAATCCCTTATTCTAAATTTATAGAAGGTAATACAAAACCATTTAAAAGACTGATCACTGCATATCTAATCAAACGATTGACGATCAGTTGTAAAAACTTATTCTCTAACAGAAAACATTTACAAACTGTGTCTGATGACCTATTTCAAAAGTTAGAATTGTTAGAGGAATATGTTTACAAAAACTATTATGATTCTCATGAAACTATCTATGATGCAATGTTAGAAGTTGCTGAAGCAAACAATTTGTTTGATCACGAAATCTATGATGTATACAAAGATGTTCTTTCTGTAGTAGATAAGTTACCATTCTTAGAACCTATGATGGGAACTCTTCGTACGTATAGCAATAATAATGATGATTTAGTTAATGCAATCAGTGATTTGTTCAAGTATTACAAACACAGAGTGAACTATACTAGATATAGTGTTAAGCTTAATGAAGAATCAGTTGAAGCATTGACAGAAGAAACTGTAGAACAATTAATCAATTAAATTATGAGTGGACTAAGTGATTGCTGTGGTGCTCCAGAATGGCTGGATGACACAGGTATTTGTAATGAGTGTAGAGAACATGCTGATTTCAATGAAGAAGAAGATTAAACAGAGGGACATTCGTGTCCCTCTCTTATCAAGTAACAATTAATAATTAAATATTTAAAACAATGAGCAAATTTTTAAGTTTAGAGTGGTTCAAAGGAACTGCAGAGAGAGCAATTGAGAAAGTGGTAGCTAGCAAGCTAGAGAGTCTAATGGAAGATGAAGTTCCTGTGGGCTCTGATTATGATGTAGACAAACAACTCTACAAGAATCTTAAGTTAGTAAATGATACACTAACTGTGGTGATGGCAAATGGTAACATATTCAGTAAACCAGGAGCTACAGAGCAAGATTATTTTACTGTATCATTAGCACAAACTGAGTCTGATATTCTTAAGGTAGTTATGACACCTGAAGTTGCTGACCAACGTATTGCAGCTGATGCAGAATTGAAACGTAAACAAGCCCTGTTGAAAGGGATTAAGTTGTTAGAAGATCTTGATGATTTCATTGTAGAAGACAATGTTGTCTATCTAGCAGGTACATCTAGAAGTCTTCCTCAATTACTTGTGGAGAAATTCATTGAGATTGTGGACAGAGTTGGACAACAAATGGCTGATGACAGAACGTTTGAAGAAGCTCTTAATCAAGATGATGAATACTTGGCTCACAAGAGATTCTTTATGTGGTGTTGTTTAAACCCAAGAGCTGAGGTAGCTAATGAGTTGTACAGATTCTTAACAGACAACAGTTTCAAAATCACTAAACAAGGTTTCTTTGTAGCCCTTAGAAATGTTGTAACACTTCATGGTTCTCCTGAGCTTGTACACTTTGTAAGCAACACTTACAACAAGGTGAAAGCTGTGTGGAAGAAATCTCCTGATAAGTATACAGTGTTCTTGAAAGATGGTGAATACGTTCTTGTTCACGAAGATGATTTGACTAAAACAGAAACTCGCACATCTACAACATGTCCTGAATGTTTAGGTGAAGGTGGATGGGATGATGTTGATTATAATGGAGATGAGGATTGGTTTGATTGTCCTGAATGTGATGGTACAGGTGATGTAGAAGAGTACACTTATGATGAAGTGTGGAATGTAAACCATGGAGAAAAGATTGGTGGATTGACAGAACTATATCTAGATCTTCCCAATAGAGCAGAGAATAGATTTACAGACGATTGGACCAAAACATTTGACATTCGTATTGGTAGAACTGTTAGTATGCCTATGAGTGACTGTAACTGGAGTACACAAGATTGTGCTGCTGCAGGATTACACTTTACAGCTGATCAGATTCACTACGTAGGATGTGGTGATCAATCTGTTCTTGTTCTTATTAATCCTATGAAAGTTGTAGGTATTGGTGCACACAAAGGTAGATGTTATGAGTATCTTCCTATTATGACTGTTGCAAGAGAAGAAGCTACAAGCATTCTTCACGATCTTTCATTTGATACACTTGAGCTTGACGAGAGTTATGCTGTTCGTGAATTAGAAGGATTAGCAGATAAAGTGCAGGAAGGATTCATTTACGAAGCAGCTAAACACCAGTTTAATCTACCACAGATATCATCTACAGAGATTAAATGTATTGTGAATTCGTTAGAATCAATGAAGTTTGAAATTAGCAAGCGTATCGTTACGATTGACTAATTAAATTAATTATTTGTCCCAAATTTGGTATAAATTTGGGACAAATTTTAATTATAATATTATGGCAAAGAAAGTAGTAAGAGTGTCAAGAGTTGTAAAAAATAGAAATGCTGGAACAATGAGTGAATCTATGTTCTGGAGTTTTATTAGAAGTGGCTTAAGACAAAAGAGCAGATGGTGGAAGCCTATAACAGAATGCAAATTAAGAGCACGTAGACCTTACACAGGTCCACTTAAAAGACAAAAGTTTGAATATCAGTGTAACAGCTGTAAGAATTGGTATCCTGAGAAGAAGATTAACGTGGATCATATCCATCCTGCAGGAACACTTACGTGTGCAAATGATCTTCCAGGTTTTGTTGAAAGATTATTTTGTGAACAAGAGAATCTACAAGTGTTGTGCGAAACGTGTCACAATGAGAAGACACAAAAAGAAAAAAGTTTAACTAAAAAAATTAAAACAAATGGGAGCAAGTAATTTCACAATGTATAGCAGAGGTAAAAATTTATCAGATGCTTACGAGAGAGCAGTAGAATATGCAACAAGAGAATATGGAGATGATCCATATAATGGTACTATTAGTACTACAAGTGGTTTTATAGATGTTACACAATCTTTTAAAAGAAGTAAGAAAGAATTGAATGCATTCATTGAAGCTGAATGGGACAGATTAAGTAAGCGTGATTGCGCTGCTATATGTTTAGAAGAACCAAAGACTAATTCAAACAAGGTTAAATCTCAAGTGGATCATATTGTAACACCAGGAACAAAGAAATGGGTGTTGAAATACGTTGTAAGAAAATACAATGGAAATGATCTTAGCTCACATGCTACAAAAGGAGATGCTGTAAAGGCTGCTAGAACCTACACTGAGAAAACTCAGGAACAAACAACCATTCACATGGTTAAAGTGTTAGAGAAATGTAGTGACCAAGTTGCTAAGATTAGTTACAAGAAGTCTACATCAGAGAAAGAAGGTAGATGGATTTTATTTGGATGGGCTGCTGAGTAATGGTTACGCTATATCAATATTGCAATAAGTGCAAAACAGAGAGAAACTTTGATGTAGAAACTCTCAAATGTAAAACCTGTAATTCTAAAAACAAATCAATATGATAATAGGTGTAAATGGTAAGATTGGCAGTGGTAAGGATACTGTTGGTAAGATTATTCAATGGCTTACTAAACAAGAACCAGATGGTCAATACATAGGATTTCAAACTTATGATGATGTCACTCTTGAAAGAAACTCATCTTTTAAAATTAAGAAGTTTGCAGGGAAGCTAAAGACAATAGCTTCTCTTCTTACTGGGATTCCTATAGAGATGTTTGAAAACCAACAGTTTAAACAAAAACATATGGGTCTTCAATGGAAAATGACATACAGAGAGTTTCTTCAGAAGCTTGGTACAGAAGCAATGCGTGATGGATTACATACAAATGTATGGGTAAATGCTTTGTTTGCTGATTATAAAAGCAAAAGAGAACTATTACAGGCTGATGGTACATGGATTGAATCAGATACAGGTGAAGTAGACTTTGCTGTAAGTATCAAATATCCTAAATGGATTATTACAGACATGAGATTTCCTAATGAGATGGAAGCTGTAGAAGAAAAAGAAGGTATTACTATTAGAGTAGTGCGTTATCCAAAAACAGTAGAACAGTCAAGAGGTCCTGAAAATGTTGAGACTATTCCATTTGATCCAACAAATCAAAAGCACATGGACTTATGGAAAGGAGATTCTTCAAGACTACATCCTTCAGAAACAGCTCTTGATGATGCTAAGTTTGATTATGAAATTATCAATGATGGAACTATTGAAGATCTTATAGAAAAGGTAAGAGCATTATTAATCAAAGAAAATATCATATGAGAGATGGAGTCAAACTGTTTATAACAGGATTTGTACAAGTGTTCTTTGTAGCAATCAACACTTACTTTTTAAGTAAGATATTTTATGTAGGAGTGTTCCTATGTGCTTTTATGATTTCATTCATATGGAGTTGGAATGTAAAGAAAGTTGCATTTGGAACATTGCTAGATAGGATAACGTATGCGTCAGGTGCTGCCTTTGGTAGTGCTGTGGGGCTGTTAGTATCAACATTAATTTTAAAATAAAATGAGAAGAGAATCTAAAAAACTGTACAATGGTAACGCTGAGGTCAGAGACTATGATGTCAGAGAGTGTCTGAAGTTAAATGAAAACTTTCAGATAATGCACAATGGGGACATTATGACGTTAACTCCTGAAGAGTTAAAATCAAAACTAGTTTCAACATCAAAGACTTTTAACTATGAGAGTAAAAGTTATAGACTGTTGGGATATGAGTGGAACCCTGATAAAGTAGAACTATGAATCAGATAGTCATTAACAAAGAACCTTCGTTCACAGAGATATGGCATGAAGGATTTGTAGAACACGAAGGTGAGAAACATTATTTCTGGATGATACATCCACAGAATGTAGATGATAAGGGTGAACCTTATGAGCTAGAAATAAGATGGTTTTTCCAAAGAGTACCAAAAGAAGTGAGAGCATTGCATCCACAAATTATTGAAGCATTTAAACAAACGCTATGAAAACAATAATACATGTGAATCAACACGTAATCAAAGCTAACAGAAAGAATGGAGTTGAAGACCCTGTTCTAACTGTTAAAACTTACAAAGAGAATAGATATGCTCACGAAGTTGAGATAGATGGTCCTAGTAAGATAGTGTATAGTCCAGATAAACCACTAAGTTGTGGAGCACACGTTTGGATTGAAACGCAAGGAGAAGTAACAATTATTAAATAAAAATTATGATAAAGGGAGTAACAAAAACTGAAGCTCAGTATAGAGCAGTTAAAATGGACAGCAGTAGTTCATTGAAAGACTTCAGCGTTGATCGCAAGAAGTATTACAAAAAGTACATTAAAGGAGAAAAGGTTGAAGACAAAGACAATCTATCTGCAACAATGGGACGTATTGTAGAAACATTGTTACTAGAGCCAGAAGAGTTTGATAACAGATTCTATATGTCTGCATGTATGAAAACACCAACAGGGCTTATGTTAGATTTTGTTGAAGCATTATATCGTGTAACAGCTGAGTCTACAAATGAAGCAGGTGAGGTGACAAAAACAATGGCTGATATGACACAAGAAGCTTATGTGCTCTCAGGATTCAAAATCAACTACGAGGCTGTGATTAGTAAGTTTCTAGACTCTGATGCTCAAATCTATTATGATGAGATTAGAAAGGTGAGAACAAACAATCTTACAGTTGTAAATACACAAGATATTTCCAATGCTGAAAGAATTGTTGAAGAGCTCAAAACTAACTTTGTCACTAAGGGTATTGTAAACTTGGTTAATAGTTCTAGATATACAATATTGAACCAGTTCCAGGTTGAAGGATATGAAATTGATGGGCACTTGTTCAAGAGTATGATGGATAAGGTGGTGATTGATCACGATGAGCAGACTATACAGATTTATGATTTGAAATGTGTGTGGGCTGTAGAAGGATTCTATGAAGAATACTATCTATATCGTAGAGCATACATTCAAGCTTATTTGTATTGGAGTGCAATGATTCATCTAGCACATGACATGAACAATGAATTCTATGGATACACAGTACTCTATCCACAGTTTATGATTTGTGATTCCACAAACTATTTCAATCCTCTTATTTACACTCTTGATTTAGATGACATGCAAGATGCATATCATGGATTTGAACACAAAGGACGTAAGTATCCAGGTGTTAATTCTCTTATTAAAGATTTACATTGGGCTGTAGAAAATGATGTGTGGAATATGAGCAGAGAGAATTATGTTAACAATGGTAAAACCAATATAAAAGGGTAATATGGATGTGAAAAAAACCATAACAAGTATTTTTATGATTCCAACATTGAAGTTCCCTAAAGATACTTTGAAAGAAAATGGTTTTATCAATGGTTACATGAAAGATGAAAGAAGAGATACACAGTATGAAGATGCTGTGTATATTCTCTTTCAACCAAATGATCTTGATAAATTCAGAGAGTTTCTGAATGTGGAATATGAAAAAAAGAATCATATCATAGAAGATTATGATTACGAAGATGGATTTGTTGTTGTTGTATGTAAGCTTAATCCTAAATTCAAAAAGGATTTTAAGCTAATTCAAGAAGGCAAATATTCAAAAACTTCTAAAGCTTTCCAAGACGTGTTTCCAAAAGCTGTCAAAATCATAAGGAATGGATTACATAAAGATGAATTGTCATTACAACTTCGTATCTTCAAGAAGACAGAAGATCTTAGAGAATTTTGGGAAGACAAATTAGATGTAACCTTTGACGAAGACCAGGAAGTCTGGGATGGCTGGGACGAACAAAAAGAAGTGTTAAACTTAGATAAAATTAAAGAACATGTACAATCAACAGTTAGTTAATAAGTTAGTAGAGCAATTTGGCAAAGAAGAAATTGCTAAATTTGCAGAGATAGTCAGTGTCATGTACGACATAAAATACAATGCTTGCAAAGACCTAGATGGTCTTTGTGAGTTTGATTATGAACGTGACTGGTGGCTAGAAGCAAGTGTAACCCTTAAAAAATAAATATGAAGGCAATTGAATTGTTAAATGCAAATCCTAAAACAGCAGAAGTGCTTAGAGCATGGTTCATGGAGAAGATGGTTGAATCTATAAACAATGCACAAGATGTTCCTGATGAGTTCAAAGAATTTATGAGACAACAAGGCATTGATAATGAAAAACTATCTATAATGATAGATGCTCAACCAAGAAGTTTGTTTGATGTATTTGATGCACAAGGAATTATTATCAATGTGTTTCACGTTGTTGGAAAATTTCATGCACAAATTAGTGACAATGATGCAGAAACTGAAGCAACTACAAGAAAAGATGCTGAAGAATTAATCATTCAACATGTATTCAGAATTCTTGAAGAGAAACTAACACCTATTGAATCACCACAATTGGAGGAATAATTAATTATTAATTTGTTTATTAGGGGGCAGTAGATTAACTTTACTGTCCCTTTTTAAATTTTAAATCAACAACAATGAGAACATCAAACGAATTTAATGAGAAGTATGAAGACTTCTTAGAACAAGATCATTATGGAATAAGCATTGATATTCCTGCAGTGATACATTATGTAGACCAAGTATTCCAAGATCTTATAAAGATAGATGGCTTTAAATATCAACAAATTAAAACTAAATTTGGGATGGCTAGAGTGCATACAAACCTTGATGAAGTCCTACCCTTTGTAGGAAGAATCATGCATCAAGAGCTGGAAGAGAAAATAAATTTCATTCTTAAAGTGGAATTTGAAATTGAGAGAAGATTGGCAAGTTTAAATAATTCTGAAAATGAAACGAATGGAAATCCTGTTTAATGACTTTAAAGAATTTGAAATTGTTCATCCTACGTACAAAGGTAAAGTTTGTGGATATAATGACGAGCACTTCATCTTAGCTATAGAAGCTAGTTCTAGTGCATATTGTTTCAGAAGACTACCTAAAGAATCTTTTGTATTAGAAGAGTATAAGGATAACAGATACAAATATGTGTATGAGAACGAGAGTGAAATCATAAAACAGATGAAGTATGCCAACCTATCAACAAATAAGCAAGAAACATAACATACCTGTTAGCACACTCATGAAGCGTGTAATGGCATTAGGAATCAAAGGTGTATATGGAGGGCAAACAAAAGTGTTTACTTTTAGCCAAGAACTAGAAATAGTTTCATATAAACGATTAGATACACGAAGCAAAGAACATGATCCACGTAAGATTCAAATT